CAAGGCGCGTGAACGGTATTCGTTCGGCTGGTCTGACCCGCTTGGCATTTTCGGGTCGCCGGGTAGCACCTAAGCGTAAGGGGGCGGCACTTTCGGGTGCCGCCTTTATTTTTGAAACGTCATGGCCTTTGGTCGGGCTGATGGGGACTCCTCCCGATGACGAACTTTAGGAGATGCAAATGACCACGTTCGGAGATCAGCTTTACCAATATGGCGGTGTCCCGGTAGGCGGTGTTTTCACCACTGGCAGCAACTTCTTTGTTCACTCAGGCACCGGGTCTGATGGGAATACGGGCAAGAAGCCCAGTGAGGCTCTGGCCACGCTTGATGTCGCGGTAGGCAAGTGCACGGCGAATAAGGGCGACGTTATTTACTGCATGCCGGGGCACGCGGAAACGCTGTCTACTGTAGACGGTGTGGATATCGACGTTGCTGGTGTCACTGTTATTGGTCTTGGGAACGGTTCTCTGCGTCCTACGTTTACCTACTCTGCGACTGCCGGTGAGATGGTTATCGGTGCGGCCAACGTCACGGTAAAGGGGCTGAGGTTTGTTCCGGGGATTTCAGCGGTCGTTAAAGCGATTGACGTGGAAGCTACTTTTTCCCACGCCACTGTTGATGACTGTGAATTTGCTGCTGGCGCTGCGGGGTTTGAGTTTAATGCCGCAATTACAGTCAACACCACGGCTACGGATTTCACCTGCAAGAACTCCCATTTCGATTCGGGGTTGGAAGGGGCGATATACGGTATTTCGTTGGCCACTCCCACCCGCGCGAAGATTCACAACAACATCATCATGGGGGATTACTCAACCGCGTGTGTCGGCACCATTACCGGTGCTGGTGTGCTGTGTGAGCTGAGAGACAACATCATCATGAACGGTCAAGCCGGTGCCTTGGGTGCGGTTGCATGCTTTACGCAATCAGCAGCGGGTACGTGGATTGTGGCCAATAACCGTTTTGCTGCCGATGTTGCGACGTTTGTTCTGTTCTTCACGAACTACACCTCGACCGTCAACTTTGGCAACTTGTATACAGATGACACCACGATGGCTCTTTCGGCTGTGGATCGTTCGGCTAGTATCCCGGTTGGTGCAGACGCTTAATCCTTAACGGAAAAGGGAAAAACATGTCTACCATTGATACTTTTGCATACAACCGTCAGGGGCAGGTGTTCACTGCGTGTAACCAAGCAGGAGCTACCGTTACGCTCATTAACACCAGCACAACCACGGGGTTTGTTTTAAGTAACCCGTGGGGTAGTGGGAAGAACTTGGGGATTATTCATGCCCAGTTTAACTACACTACGGTGCCCGTAGCGACGGCGGTTGTGTTCCTATGTCTGAGCATTGCGCCGTCTGTTGCGGCGCATGGCACCACGACAGCGCTAGGTGTGTACCGGGCGGATGGCGGTGGAGCGACTGGTGCGAACGTAGCTAGGGCATACAGCGCTTCTACAACGCCCAACTTGCCTGTGTACACACGCGCATTGGGGTATGCTCCTACGACTCCGGCAACGGCGAGTGGCTTAACTGTAAGCGCGAACGTTAATGGGGAGATTATTGTTGCCCCCGGCGCGTACCTGCAGATCAGTTACATCACTACGGCTCCGGTCGGGATTACTTCCATGACGTGGGTAGAAATCACCGCGTAAGTTAACCCCTCGGAGGTTGTAATGGCAGTCACCACACGAAAGGTGGTTGAGGGGTTAAACAACCTCGTTCTACATGTGTTCATGGAGAGTGACGGGGTTTCGGGGGAGCTAGAGGACTACGTTCTTCTGGCTCCCGCCGACCTTGAGCCGCCGCTGACAGCAAATCCAGCTCTGCGTATTCAGAGGATTTGGTATTCCTTTAATCAATTCGATGTCACTCTCAAGTTCGGGGGCATCGTGCCTATGCCTATTTGGGTTCTGGCTAGGCAAACAGGCACTGAGTTTGATTTCACTCGTTTTGGTGGGATTTCGGACTACAACACGGTTCCACCGGCGGATAAAAATGGGCAACTGCTCATCAGTACCACCGGTTACGGACCGCTAGGGGCGCAGGGTTCACTGGTTTTTGAATTTAGGAAACCCTGAGTTAGCTGGGGTAAGCCGGTGAAACGGTTCTGGGATTTCGTAGATGAGCGCGCGGTCGTACGCCGGGTGGCGTTTCTGGTCGTGCTTGGCGTGTGTGTTGACTTGGCTATGTGGACTAAAGGGTTTGCGGAAACTTCAACGCTTGATGGTGTTGGCAGAGGCGCTGTGATCGCTGCTATATGGGCACCGATGAGTTGGCTGTTCAAGGGAGTCGCAGAGATGTACTCCAGTTTCCGGGGATCTAAAAATGCCGTGGTCGGCAAAGCATGATGAAAGAAGGGCAGAAGAGAGGTAAGCGTCGTGGCTAAAAAACGTAAGACGCCGAGCTACCACGGAGAGCAAGGACAGTATCTCGGTGATGACATCGACCGGAAATCGTTCAAGGAAGCTACCGGGGATGCGATGCGTGAAAGGAACGTGAGCTTGCGTTCCCCATATTCAAAAGTAGCTCGTAAGGACTGGGATACGGAAATAATCAAGCGCGAGCGTAAGGGGATCAAGATGGATTTCAAAAAAGGCGGGCGAGTCGGATATGCACACGGTGGCTCCGCGCATGCGTCTGGGGTACGTCGTTTAACTATGTCGAAACGAGCGAAGGGGCGAGCATGAAATCCGGACCGAAAACAGATGCAGGCAGGCGCTGGTTCAAGAAGGGCATTGAGGTAGGTGCTCAGATGGGGGCCAAGATGGCTGCGGAAAAGCTTGCACAAGCACAGCCTTCTCCCGGTCCTCCTCCCGGCATGCCACCCCCCGGTGCTGGTGGTCCTCCTCCCGGCCCTCCTCCCGGCGCAGGCGGTCCTCCGCCCGGTGCGGGTGGCTCCCCTCCGGGCATGCCGCCTCCGGGCATGAAGCCCCCCGGCATGAAGAAGGGCGGCAAGGTCAAGGGCAAGCCGAAGTGGGTGCCGCCGTGGGCCAAGAAGAAGGATAAGGGCAAGAAGTACGCAGAGGGTGGTGTCGTTAAGCGTGGCTGGGGTCGCGCTCGCGGAGGGTAGGCATGAGTGGTGGCGGTGGCGCTGGCGGGTTCGGTAACTTCGGATCTCCTCCTCAGCAGGGGGGTGGGCCTAGTAGTTCATCGCAGCCCAGACAGGCGCAAGGGAACCCGTGGGGTAACTCTCCGCCACCCCAGCAGCAACAAAGCCCGTGGGGACCGCCACAGCAACAGCAGCCGTGGATGCAGTCCCAGCAGCAACAGCAGCCGTGGATGCAGCCCCAGCAGCAACAGCAGTGGGGTGGGCCGCAGCAAAGCCCGTGGATGCAGCCTCAGCAGCAACAGCAGTGGGGTAGACCACAGCAGAACTCGTGGCAGCAGCAAAGCCCGTGGATGCAGCCTCAGCAGCAACAGCAGTGGGGTAGACCACAGCAGAACCCGTGGCAGCAGCAAAGCCCGTGGGGGCCACCTCAGCAGCAGTGGGGTAGACCACAGCAAAGCCCGTGGGGGCCACCTCAGCAACAGCAAAATCCGTGGGGTAGGCCGCAACCCAGCTTCGCGCAGCAGATAATGCAGCGGCAGGGTGGGGGGATGGAGAATTTCGGGCAACAGCAGCAACAGCAATTCAATCCCTACCAGCAACAAAACCCTTACGGTCCTCCACAGCAGGGATTCAATCCTTACGGCCAGCAGCCGTGGCAGGGTGGCGGGAACAGCATGGGCTGGGTTAATCAGCAGATGAGTCGTCCACCACCGCAGTTTCAGCAGGCGAGCTTACCCCCACCGAGCAGCTTTGCGCAGCATAATCCCCCCGCACCTATATCCGCACCTATATCCGCACCTGCCAACGGGACCAACGCTTCTTTGGCTGACAACGGTCTGTTTAACCCTAACGAGACTTGGTATAAGCATGGTGGCATCGTAGGGCTTATAGGTAAAAAATAATGGCTACATCCGGCACTACAGCGTTCAACCCCGATCAGGTAAATCTGATTGAGGAAGGCTGTGCGATGGCCGGGTTTGAGGCGCGCACGGGCTACGATTTTCGCTCCGCTCGATTCGCGCTCAATATGCTGCTGATGGAGTGGGCGAATAAAGGTATTAATCTGTGGACGATGGCTTCCAACTCGGAGACGCTGGTAGCGTCCACGGCGACGTATAACCTGCCGTCTGACTGTGTGGATGTTCTGGATGTTGTGCTGCGCACAAACGCTGCGAATGTCACTACACAGCAGGATCTTAAGATCAGTCGTATTGCCATGCCGACGTACGCCACGATCCCCAATAAGCTGGATACAGGGCGTCCCCTGCAGTACATGGTGGATCGACAGATACAGCCTACGATCACGCTGTGGCCGATCCCTGATGCCGCGCAGACATGGACCCTCTTCTATTACTATCTGCGGCGTTTAGAGGACGCTGGAGGTACGGCGAGCTTGACCGCTGACGTGCCTTTCAGGTTTTACCCTGCGCTGGTGGCAGGGCTGGCGTATCAGATGTCTCTGCGTAAGCCTGAGTTGCTGGAGCGGGTGCAGATGCTGAAAGGCATTTACGACGAGCAGTTTGATATGGCTAGCTCTGAAGACCGTGAAAAAGCACCGTTACGGCTAGTACCGCATATAGGGCGCGTATGAGCGAAGCGTTTGCACAGGGCAGGATCGCGCGTGGCATTTGCGACCGTTGTGGTTGGGAATACCCCCTGCGTGATTTGCATGATGAGGTGGTCAATTTAAAGAAAACCGGGCTGTTCGTTTGCGGTCCCTGCTTTGATGTCGATCATCCGCAGCTACGGCTGGGGGATACGCCGATATACGACCCACAGGCACTCAGGAATCCGAGGCCAGATACGCGGTCGGATGTGACAAATACACCGGTCATGTCAGGAACCTATACTTTTTCAGGTGCTCCTATTTTCAACACCAACGTCACTCCGACAACAAAAATAGTAGCGGTGACGGGAATTAAAGGCACGATAAAACGAGGCTGATATGGCGCTGTCCTATAACGACCTTGTGACTTCGGTAAAGGATTACACCGAGAATTATGAAGCGGTGTTTATTACGCATATTCCGACGTTTATTCGGCAGGCGGAGCAGCGGATTGTTAATTTCGCGCAACATCCGAAATTCCGGAAAAATCAAACAGGAGCATTAACCGCCAGTAACCGATATTTATCGCTGCCAACGGATTTTCTGGCCCCGTTCGAAATTGCGGTAATAGACGGTAGCGGGAATTACCAGCAGTTGCTCCAGAAAGACGTTAGTTGGATTCGGGAAGCCTACGCAGATCCTACAGATACAGGGGTGCCCGAGTATTACGCCATGTTCGATGACGACACGTTTGTCGTGGCAAAAACGCCCGATTCCGGTTATGCAGTGGAGTTACACTATTACGCATACCCACAATCCCTAGTGGATGCGGGTGGGGCTAACACTACATGGCTGAGTAGCAATTTCGATTCGGCCTTGTTGTACGGCACTTTGGTTGAGGCGTATGTATTTCTGAAGGGTGAAGCGGACTTGCTGGCAGCGTATGACAAGCAGTTCAAGGAAGCGTTGGGGTTGTTCAAGGTACTGGGGGACGGCAAGAACCGTCTAGATACAAATCGAACGCTACAAACGCGCGTGGAGGTTTCTTAGCATGGCTGGCACAGGTAGAGCGGGGTTTGGCGGGAGTCCGCCCAAGGTTGAAGTGGTGGAGCGGATGTTGATTTCGGGTGTCCCATCAAGTGAGCGGGTGGCGTTTTTGGCCTACCTTGGTGGTAGCGCTAGTAACAATCGTTCAGGTGAAACGGTGTTCAATAAAAAGGAGTACGAGGCGTGGAAAAAGCTGTAGCCATTCGTCCTCCTGAGCGGGAGATATACAAGCGGATCTGGGATAACCCCAGATACAGAGAGGTATCGCCCGGAGAGATGGCGGTGCCTACGTTTCTTCAGCAGGCGCGCCCGCGCGTAGGCGCTACGGTCATTGATTTTGGCTGTGGGACTGGGCGTGCTTCATTGCTGATGGCGCTGCCGCCCCCTGCTGGAGCGAGTTTGAATGTGACCATGCTTGATTTTGCCGATAATTGCTTGGACGAAGATATCCGAGGCATGTTGGAGGCCCAGTCGGATGTTTTACGTTTTTATCAGGCGGATCTGACTGAGAAGATCAAGCATAAGGCTACGTACGGCTACTGTGTGGATGTGATGGAGCATATCGCTCCGGAGAATGTAGGCACGGTGCTAAATAGCATTTTGATGGCCGCGCCCCGTGTTTTCTTTTCTATCGCAACTGAGGAAGACAGGCTTGGGGTGCTGGTGGGGCATCCGCTGCATTTGACCGTACGCTCGTATGAGTGGTGGTTGGAGCAGTTTAGGTCGCGCGAGTGCGTTATTCACTGGTCTGCTGAATTTTCGGGTGGGTGTGCGTTTTACGTTAGTGCATGGGCGGGTGCGGGATTTCTCCAAGAAAAAGGAGACGTTAATCTGTCTGAGGAAAAAATAGGAGCCAACATAGCGCATAACACCGCTCAAGATTGGAAGCAGTGCTATCCGCACGAAATAAATAAGTTTGACTGCGTTATTTTGGGTGGCGGGCCTTCCTTGAATGACCATCTGGACGAGATCAAAGAACTTCGTACTAACCCAAATGTAAAACTCATTACGATGAATAATTCGTATAACTGGGCGCTGGAAAATGGCCTCAAGCCATCAGCTACGGTTATTGTGGATGCGAGAGAGCACAACGCTAGGTTTGCTAGACCAGTTATCGATGACTGTGTGTATTTGATTTCTTCTCAGTGTGATCCTTCGGTTTTGGAAGGATTGCCCAAGGAAATGACGTATCTGTGGCATGTGGCGGGTCAGAAGTACAAGGACATATACGACGCCGCGTACAGTAAAAAATGGTGGAGCGTTCTAGGAGGTAGTACCGTTCTTTTACGTACCATTCCTTTATTGCGGACGTTGGGGTATCGTCGGTTTCATTTATTTGGCTGTGATTCGTGTGTGACTGAAAAAGAACATCATGCATACGCGCAAGCGGAAAATGATCGTGAGTACGCTTTTCGAACTGTACTGACTGTAGCTGGGGTTCCCACGGATCGGGAGTTTCTTACTACTAACTGGCAAGTAGTGCAGGCGCATGAATTTATCGGCATGGTGCAGTTTATGTGTGACGATATAGACATGCAGGTGCATGGTGATGGGTTGTTGGCTTATATCCTCCGTACAGGTGCGGAGATTTCAACTGAAGATAAGGAGTAGGGATCATGGCTGCATCAGCTTGGAAAGTTTTTGGTGTTGCAAAAAGAAAGATGGGTACTGCGGGGCTGCAACTTAGCTCCGGCGTATTCAAGATGGCTTTGCACAGAACGTCTGCCTCGGCTAACCTGTCCATCGGTAAATCAGTCACTTCTCTGATTACTACATGGGGGTCGATTGGAAGTGAAATTGCTAC